TTTTATTCCCGTTGGCTCTCCGTCAGGGCCAAGGTCTTCGAATCCTTCCAAATCTAGATTAACGTGGCATTCTAGAATTGTATATAAAGGATCTACTCTTTGGGATTTTGTAAGTCCTTCGACTTCTCTTTCTTTTTCTTCCAACTCGTTTGTCACTGTACCAGTTGGTTTTGTCAATTCGATGTCAGAATAGAAACCAGATACCATCTGTTTTCTTAATTCGTTTTCTGACATCTTGACAACGTGAATGACTGATTCCGCATCGTCTAATGAGGTAGCCGTATACGGAACAACAAGGTCATCCGCAGGAACAAACTTAGAAACAGCTCGTCCCAATAAATCGTCATAATAAACTTTTTTAAATGTAGAACCTGCAAGTGGTAAGTAAAATAACATTTGATCAAAGTCAGATTCATATTCTTTCATCTGATCCATGATCTGATAGTTCATAAAATTTTTAACTCTTTGTGCTTGCATTTCTTTTTGTGGATCTGTTTTTCCCATTACCATTGTTCTAACAGGTCCATCTGCCGGTAATAATTCTTTGTAAGCTAAAGCTTGAAACTGAGTTACTGCTTCTGCAAGAACAGGGTGTGTTGCACCTGATGCTCCTTGAAATGGTTCAGTTCTGTTTGTGTATTTAAATCCTAATAAATCTAGCCCAGTAATATATGCTCGCTCCCATTCTTTACGAGACATTTTATATTCCATGTAATCTTGTTGTAATTGATTACCAATTAAATCTGTGTCGTCTTCTGGAAGTAATTCATTTAGGTTTGCAAAAAAATCACCTTCTTGAGGCATAGGCATTGCATTCGGGTCAAAATCAATTGTTGCCCCTTCTTCATCTTCTGTAATTTCTACTGGTCCTTTTGGTGTTTCTTCAACTCCCGTAACTTCGACTTCTTCTGCAACTACTTCTGGTCGTTTGTCGTTAGGGAGAGCTTTATCTATATCTGCCATATATTTTCTCCTAGGCTTTCTTAACTTGTTTTGACGGTAATTTCAACCCCTGTGATAGCGGTCCTTTTTTAGGTGGTACTGCCCACCATTTAAATGCAGGATTAGCTCTCATTTTTTGTGCTAAGTTTGCTTTTTTAGGTTGTTGTTTTCTATTTTTTATTGACATTTAAACTAGCTATGCCTCCTTCCATAAATCTTGCTGGTCCAAAAAGACCATAATTGTTACTTGGTTCATTTTTTATATTTGACATAATATAACTCATTTGTGAAGGAATAAAGTTTTCATAACCGGTAGGTTCAGTTGGGTTATACATTTTTTCTAATTCATATTTTAACTCGCTTGATCTGTCTAATCTTTTTTTATCACCTTTTGGAGACTGATAAAGTTTACCTGTTCCCGCATCTTGTAATCGATCTTGTTCAACTAGTAAATTAGCTTTTGCTAAAGCGTCGGCTCCTTCTGCAGCTTTATCAGACAATAAATAATTAGTAATTCTGTTAGGAGTGCCTGTTCTGTTGTAGTCTTGTATATCAGCTTGTATTGCATCTCTTTCAGCATCTAAATTAAAAGCGTTGTCGGAAAAAAAATTAGAATCAATAGCTTGGTTTGTTTGGTTGTCTAATATTTTTCCTGCTTTTCCTTTTACTATTACATTTCCTTTTTCATCTCTTATTTCTTGTACACCTTCTAAATCTTCTAACTTTTTATACAAATCAAAACCTCTGCCCATATCTTTTAAATTTTCTTTAAAATATTGCATCTTACCTATTTCTTCATCACTAAAATCACGTAACTCACTAGGTCCTGTTTTTATATTTTTTAATCTTTTTATAAATTCTTCTTCAGAATCTATTTCGTAATCTGTTCCTTTCACTACGTAATTAAATAAACTATCACCTATTGCTTCTCTAAATGATTTACCACTTGATAACATATCATAACCAACAAGACCTGCTTCTGCTGCTACAGTAAATCCTAAAGCTGCAGGTCCAAACAAACCTCTAAGCGATACAGCGTCTTTTAAAAATTTACCTGATTTTAAAATACCTCTTGCAAGAACTGCGTCATCAGCATTTTTAAAACCATTCTTTAATCCGTTTTCTAATTTAGTAACACCTTTTTGTGCACACTTAGTTAAGCTAGGAACACCTTTGGCAAATAAAATTCTACCACCTGCTGCTTGACCACAACCTAATTTTTCAAAATCTTGTAAAGTTTTTTTTAAAGATTGTTCTACGTTATTTTTGTTTTTTGGTAAGATATCTGTTGAATCAAAAACATTAAAATTAGAATTATATCTTGGAGAAGTTTTAGTTTTACTATCCCAAGCAACTTTTTCTGCTGTTCCATATGTTTTATCACCAACTTTTATTTGTAAACCATAATCATTTAAAACATTTACAATTTTTTGAACATTTTTACCATTTGGGTTTTCAGTTAAATATTTTTGAGCATTGGGTAAAAAAGACTGATTAAAATTTACTGTAACTGCTTGTTTGTTTATTGGATATTCAATATTAAATCCTTTAATTAATTTTACTCCTTCTCCAGATTTTTTAGGAGCTGTTTTTGCAGTTCTAACTTCAGTTATGTGGTCTTCTGTAAATAAATCGCCTCGTTTAGCTCTTTCTAAAATTTCATTATCAGATAAACCTTTACCGTCATTTCTTATTCTAAATTCACCAGTATCTACATCAACTGTAGTTTCTAATGCAAAACGTAATTTTTTATCATTTAATATTTTATTTGGATTTTCATTTGCAAGTTTGACGTATTCTTGATTTTTATTATATAAAATTTCATCCATTTGACCTTTAATAGTGGTGTCACCCATTCTTTTTAAAGCAAGAGCTATTTTCTCTCTTCTTATTTTATAAGAAGACATTTCATTTGCACTTTTAGGTTCATTTGGACGAGGCTCATAATCGGCATAATCTACAAGTATTCGTCTTACTTGATTTTTTGCAGTCTTAAAACTATTAACACCCGGCATTTCATTTTGAAATTGTCTTGCTAGTTTAGCTATGTTTGGATTTTCTCCCTGTGCATCAAAAGCTTTTATTATTTTTTCAGCAATTGCGGTATCTCGATAAGTATGCACTCTAAATCTTTCGAAAGGAATATCATTACCGGTTTGTGCAGACCATTGATTTATTACATTTTTAATTGTGCCTTTGTACTTTAATTTTTTAGCAATACTTTGCATCGTAGGAAAGTCTTTTGAATTGTTAATCATTTTAGTTATTTCATCAACAGTTCCTTGTATTATAGTGCCATCTTTATTTAAAAAATTTGCTCTGTATTCTTTTACTAAATTAACTTTACCTTCATATTCTGGATTATTTTTAATTATATTTGTAATATTACCACGTTTAACTGATAAATTATTATCAGCAATATATTTTGCAATATCATCTGTGGTAATTGGTTCAGTTTGACTTTTAATCCAATTTAAAACTTTTTTTCGATCTGCTCCGAAATATCTTACTGTTTGTCCATCAGATTTTAATAACTTAATTGCTGCATCTAAATCCTTAACTGATTTTCTTTTTCCATTTAAAAGTTTAACTCTAAAAGAATTTCCTTCTTTAGAAATATTTATAGGATATTCTCCACTATACCCTGGCCGTGATCCGTCGGCATTGGGTTGTACTAATTGTTGCATACCACCTTGAGCATTAGGTCTTCTAAATGTTACATCAAAGTCTTCTAACGTTTCACCTGGTCTTAAAAAAGAATCAGGTGATTGTTCAAGGTCCGGGGTGTTAAAATTATCTCTATCCAATAATGGAATTTTGTTGCTCATTTTAATATCAGCAACTTTAACGTAGTCGTCTTCGTACATGTCTAAAATAGATTCTATATCGTACTCGTCCATTATTCTCCTAACATTTTTTGAAGTCCACCATCTGAATTAAGTTTACGTCCTTCAGTTATTAAATTTTTGTGTATATTTTCTAATTCTAATAATCCTTCTTCTGTAACTTTAGGAGTAGGTTTTTTACCAGCAGCTTTTGTAGTCATTTCTAGTATAGTGTCAGCCGCTGCTTCAGCTGTTGGTCTATCAGTTCCTTTAGACACCATGTCTTCTATAATTTGTTTTTTATAAATTATTATGTCATCATCCATTTTTTTCATACGTTTTGCAGTGCCAATAAGTTCTTCAATTGAAACGGCTCTATCTTTTTTTAATTGTTTTGTATATTCTTCAATCATATCTTTAGCGAGAAAAGGTATGCCTCCAGGTTTGTTTAAAAATTTTTCTAATTGTTTAGGGTTTGTTATTTTTAACATTTCTGAACCTTTTAAACCGTGAGAACTTCCTTTAGACAAATATTTTAAAAGATCTCTAAGCAAATCTTTACCAGCTAATTTTCCACCCCCCATAAAAAAACCTATACGACCGCCTTCCGCATTAGGTTTCATGTTTTTAACATCTAACGCATCTAATTTTCTTACGTTGTCTGCTTCTTTTATCATTTGAAGTTTATCTTTATAATCTCGACCACTACCTAGTCTAATTAACTGACCTGATAAACCTTCTATGTCAGGGCGAGTACCAACAATAAATTGTTCTATTTCTACATCATCCATGTGAGGTAAAAATTTTTGCATGTACATTTTTAAACCTTCTTTGTCTTTTTTTCTAAACATCTCTACAACTTCTAATAACCCTCTGTGCATATCAGGATCATTTTTAATCATTTCTTCAAAACGTTCTTTACCAAATACTTTTTCTAAAAATCTACGTGATGAACCTGTAATACCAAGTTTTGATAAAGCCAGTTTACCTGCACTAAAACCAATACGACCGCCGTCTGCTTTTTTAGTCATTCCAAATTCTGTCATGTTATCTTCAAACACAGATCCTTCGTTAACAACTTCATCTGGCACACCTGGTTCAACATCTTTCATCTTACCTTCTGCATCTGGTCTTGCAGTAAACTCTTCATACTCTTCAACTTTTGTAGATCCTGTTTTACCTTTTACAGGAACTTCATCTACTTTGTAACTCATGTAAACATCTTCAGCAACGTCATCACTTTTTTTTATAATTTCTATATTACCGGCAAAGTCTTCTTCCAAAACATAATCTTTATATTTTTTAGCTATGACTTTGTCTCGTGAAGGAAGTGTATCATCACCCATTGTTTTAATTTTTTCGACAAGTTTAAAAAAGTATGGTGGAACTGTATCTGATCCTGTAGATTGTTTTATAGTTTCTGTTACAGCTTTTTTACCAGATTCTTTACCACCTAGTCCCATTATACCAGATTTAACTCCTGCAATACCACCTGTTAAAGCTGCAAGTAATTTTAAAAATGCACGTCTACCACCACCACCTGAACTAAACGGAACTCTTAAGTTATCATTGTCTTCTGCAAGTAAATAATTTAATCCTGTTGATGTAGTTGCTTGTTGACCTGGAGACATTAATCTAGTTCTCGCCATTAATGAATCTGAGCCATGACCGATGTCAGATAGACTTGGTTCAACGTCAACCATACCACCTGTGTAATAACCTTGGTCTGGATCAAAGTCAGGATCATCAGGATCAAAGTTAGGGTCATCTCTGAATGGTCTATTTTTTTTATAATCATACAAGTCATTTGGATCTCTTTGAAAAATCCAATCTTCAGTGTCTTTTAAAATTTTTTTAGATTGAGTTTCGTTTAAATTTTTATAAGCACCTTTTCGACCTAAAACTTTGTTTGTTTCCCTCATAGCAACTGTTGGTTCCATAGATGTTATTTTTTTAATTGTGTTTGTTACAAAATTTTCTGTTTCATTAAATCTTTCATTTGCTTCCTTAAACATTTTTCGCTCTGTTACTTTTGGATTTTTTTCTGTTTTAGGAGTTTTGCCATACATAATTTCTCTTTCTCTTAATAATTCTCCTAATTTTTTATTAGCTTTATTTATACCCGTCATTCTCTCGTCTACTTGGGTCATGATTCCAGAAACTGTATCATCTTGAGTGCCACCTATTATAGGTTTACTTAAATCAAGTTTTTTACCTGTCATATCGACAACTTCACCTTTTTTAGGAAACAATTTACTTAATTGTTCTGCCGCTTCTTTACCAGAATAAACTGTTGGTTGAGATGTGGCTTCAATAATATTTAAAAATTTTAAAAGATCTGCTTCTGATCTAATATAATCATCTAATTGTTCTAGAGGAATTCCTGCTCTTGATAATAAAAGTTCTATTTGTGCAGCTTTTTCTGCAGCCATAAAATCACTTGGCAAAGATATAATCCCTGAACCTTGGTTCTTGGTTAAGGATTTTTTTGCAAAAGCTTCTATAATTTTTTTTGCCAACATTAATAATACTCCATCTTCCTAGGTTCTTTTTTTTCGTCTTCATAATCTTCTGGATGGGGTAGGAAGCCTCCCTGTCTAAATCGCATGACAGCCATAGTCATAGAATCGACTAAATCGTCATGATCGCCATAAGGAAATGACGCACATTCCTCAATGACTTCTTCAGCGTACTTCATATCGGGGGCCCATATTATTCCTGCCTCAAATAATGGTGCGCATGAATTTACTCTTACGTGTTTATCATTACCACGGCTCGGTGTAAAGGTCATAACTGGAATATCCATTTGCCTTAATTCGTGTGTCAAAGGCGTTCCAGATGCCTTTTGTTCGACTATGACCATGTCAGGATTCCAATATTTGTATTGGTCCAACGCTACACGACGTAATTCTGGAAACTCATAACGATCTTTAAGTGAATCTAGCAAAATTAAATTTGGTTTAGAGTCTTCGTTAGGATAAAACACTCCCCAAGTCGTAATTGCAGAATAATCCGCTGTTTCTTTTTTTAAAAATGCCGTATCCATCGACATAATCACATAATGACAAGTTGGTAACCAATCTTTATCCCATTTTCGCCACCATTCTCGTTTTATAAGCGCTCCTTCTTCAGAAGTTGGCTTTTGCATCCATTGTGCGTTCCATTTTCCAACTGGAAGTGTAGCTTTTACCTTTTCTAGCTCATCCATTTTCCAATATTGTGGCCAAACCGGTTCTTTTTTAGTTCCGTGGTCCATGATTGCCGGAAATTCTACAATTTCCCACTGATCACCCTTAACATCTTTTTGATTATCTAATAAAATTCCTGTTAAATCTTTTTTTGACCAACGAGTCATCACTAAAACGATCTTGGCCCCTGGTTGTAGACGTTGACGTGGTCCTGATGTGTACCATTCGTAGGCGTTATCGAAGGCGCTAGCTGACATTGCGTCTTGTTCCGAGTGTGGATCATCAATAATCAATAAATCCGCACCACGGCCCGTGATTGCACCGCCAACACCAGCTGCAAAATACTCTCCACCTTGTGCGGTTTCCCATCTTCCTGCAGCCTGACTGTCTTCTCTAAGCGTTGTATCAAAAATTTTTCTGTAATCTTCACTATCAATTAGTGTTTTTGCCTTACGACCAAACCTTACAGCAAGTTCACCTGTGTGAGTTGCTTGTATAATTTTTAATTTTGGATTACGGCCCACCATCCATGCTGGTAACAAGTACGATGCAAACTCAGACTTCGTGTGTCTTGGTGGCATGTTTACAATTAGACGTGTAATTTTTCCTGTAGCAAGGTCATTAAATTTTTTTGCTATGACTCTGTGATGTGCACCCTCTATAAACTCGGGCCACACAGCTTTGACAAAGGACATAAAATCATCTTTAGCTTTATTTTTAATTTTTTTCTGAGCAACAAGAACCTGTAATTGCAAAAGTTCTTTTCTAACATCGGCAGGTAGTTTACTTATATCTATATCATTTAAATTCATAAAAATTTTTATAAAATTTTTTGCACCATCTTAGGTGTTCAATAAGTTTTTTACCACCATTAACTGTCTAAATCAAGCAATACAACCTAAAGTAGTGGGACCCCTTTTTATTTAAGGGGAATTGCTTTTTGTTAACGCGTTTTTTTTAGGATGTGTGTTGGTACCTCTATTGGTCCGTGTGTTGTGTATGTGTAGGCGCGTTAGCGCCTACACAAAGATAGTTAGTCTAGTAAGACCATGTAAGCTTTAGCATTGTGTTTCATAAACCATGACAATCGATCTCTCATTTCTTGCCAATGTTTACTTACACCAGTGCCTAACTTTTGATCTTCTAATGTAGCTAATGCCTCATGATAAAAAATCTCATCATGTTTTTTAGCTTCTTCTGGTGTTAGTTCAATAGACTCACCATTGAATCTATTTCGTCTTGTGTAGTCTTTATTGTCTGTCATAGTAGTAATCCTATACTATCCCTCAATCATTGTCAACACTTTTAATTGTAGTTCTTGTTGACATATATGGTACTTGTCTATAGTCACTTCCTTGTTCATTCCATTCTGTTCTATGATTTTGATACTTTTCTTTTACAATTTTAACCGGAGTTTCAAGAGCCTCGCGCCTTGGCGCAATAGCCACGATACTAGTTAAATGTAATCTAATAAAATCCATTAGACAAGATTGATTACAGAAGTAATCCCACATTGATACATTGTTCTCACCTCTATCATAGTGACCATATCTGCCTACTTTAATCTTAATAGTTCTTAAAACTTTATTGTCGCCACTACCTCGCACTCTTGATGTTGTGTGATTAGTATGGCAGGTTGGTCCGTGACACCAATTATAATTACTCATAATTTGGTAACCCCCCAAAAATTGACACCACACCGGCAAAGGAAATTAATATTCCTAACATCTGATGTTCGCCACTATGTACAAAAACTATTACACCTAACATTGCTAATATAAATCCTGTTAATACCATTAACAATCTGCCTATTAATTCACCATTCATTAATGCCTCACTTTCCAACTTGTAGTTGCAGTTCTATATCCGTGTGCGTCTAGGTCATAATAAACATAATAAGGTGTGCCATTCTTAGCAACACCATACCTAGATTTATCATCGTGTTTGCCTTGTCTAGTAATATGTTTTTTGTGCTTACTAGCCCAATAAGTTATATAAAATGTTTTAGTCATTTATTTCTCCTGTATAAGTTAATGACCTATCCTATCATTGATAGGATAGGTCGTCAAGTTTTAATTTACACTTTTTTGTGCTTTGATATATGCCATTCTCTCGGCAATTTTTTCTTCTCTTGTTTTTTCTTTTTTGTTTTTCATACCTTTAATCCTATCTGCTAAATTTTTAGGATTGTAAATAGTTAGCCCTGTACTATTAGTTCTAACAATTTCTGCGTCAGTAATATTGCAACCAAGTTCGTTGGCTAACTCAATCGCCTCATCAAGATATTTATAACCTTTAAGACCTATTTTAATTTCTTTCATCTGTTTTAAAATAGATTGTATCCATTTTTGATGTGCAATAACAAATTTACCTTTGGCTTGTTTCCAATTTTGCAACATCATAAACTCTTGTTCAGTACAAGCAATAGACCTATCTCTACAATAATCTCTACCAATTAAATCTAATTGGTATTTCTCATTCCATTCTTTGCCATATCCCTTGTCATCATCACCAAGATATTTATTATTTGCGTCAACATATTTTGTTCTATGTGGGTTGTGGTCTTTGCCCTCTTGTTCAATCAAAATATCTGGGTTGCAATCATCTTGCGCTTTTAGTTCATCACGAAACAAAGCATAACCATATTCGTTATCACTTCTTGAATATGAAGAGTTGTTATCAGTATCAAAGCTACCATTTAATCTAAAGTCAAAATGTTTTTCAATAGCTTTTTGTTCCATAATAGGTTTATCATCATAATCTCTACTTTCAACTTCACCCATATAATGAAAATGAAAACAACTATCTTTAGCAATAGTAGAAACATTCTCAAATTTATTTTGTAGATAGTATGCTTTTTCAACATCATCTAAAGTATAATGTCGTCTAACAATTTGTTCTGCAACTTTCCACGCATTGTCATTTATGTCAATCTGATCTGCTTTTAGATTGTCATAATTTTGTTTTTCAATAGTATCCTCTTGTTCAGCATAGACACGCAGTCTGTTTGCTATCTTGTTCCGATACTCTTGATTTAGTCTTATTCTAGCCATTTTACCTCTTTCTGTATTTATATTTTTATTTTGCATAAATGTTTTTTAACACTTGACAATAGGATAGTCAAGCATTATATTTGATTTAAGATTTGTAGCAGAGATTAACACAGACAATCTGCTACTGATCCCTGGTCTATTGGCATATGCATTTATGCGAAGCGCTTTAAAGTACTTAGTCAATGGACCTGGGATCAGAACTAGTTTAGGGTGCCTGGACATTTCCGGGCTATATCTAGGTGGACAAATAACTAAGTGTGGTCATGGCGCACGTCGGATGGTGACAATACCAAGTATTCCATCTTACCTCGAGCCACTAGTACTGATCCCTGGTCTTCTGGGCGAGTGACGTTGACGTTCTCGGAAGACCTGGGATCAGTGGGCCCTCGATAGAGGCTAAGCCCTGGTGCACCGGTAAACAATTGCCGCTGGGCTTCAACACCCGCTGGTCCTGAAAGCTACAAGCCGCAAGCTTCAAGCTTGACAGCTGGTCATGAAAATAATAGGATGAATTTAGAAAGGAATAAAATGCAAAATAAATATACAATACAAATGGACTTCGAAGGCATGCAGGAAGCATTGCAGCCCTACGATGGCCTGATTATAGAAGCAGACAGCGAAGCTGAAGCAGAAAAGATTATATTAAAAAAAATAAAAGATGATTGCGTTAGCCCGCTTCCATACTTTGGGATCTCTGAAGATGAGTAGGAACCCCGGATCTCAGAGCCTGCAGGCCCTGATACATCACTGGCGCTGGCTTCAGGCCAATGGCTATAAGAAGGAAGCTGCAAGCTGCAAGCGTCAAGCAGCAAGCTTGACAAGAAAGTTATACCCTGTTATAACATCCTATAAATTAAAGGAGAAATTATGAAGACAGAAGAAGCATTTAAAATTATAGGCGGCAGCCTGAGCAAGCCTTCAAAAATGCCTGGCTGGTCGATAGGTTTACCGGCGAAGGAATGCAAAACTGGCGGCAAGCTACAGAAGGTTCAGGGCAGCGTCTGTTATGATTGTTATGCATTAAAAGGTTGTTACGTCTTCAAGGTAGTTCAGGATGCGCAGTATCGAAGGCTGCGAGCTATCAAGGACCCGCGATGGGTTGAAGCTATGGCTCACCTGATCAACAGTAAGAAGCCGGACGTGTTCAGATGGCATGACTCAGGAGATGTCCAGGATCTAGATCATTTAAACAAAATTTATAAGGTGTGTAGCCTGACGACAGGCAAGCGTCACTGGCTGCCTACACGTGAAGCATGGATCAAGGACCACCTGAAAGACAAGCCTACAAATTTAGTCATACGATTTAGCGCGCCAATGATGGACCAGTTGGCGCCTGACTCGTGGCCTAACTCTTCAAGCGTCATTACCAAGGACCAGCCCTGGTTTGGTGCAACGTCAATTGTTTGCCCCAGCTCAAAACAAGGGAATCAGTGTTTAGATTGTAGACAATGCTGGAATCCTGATATAAAAAATATATCATACAAGGCACATTAACATGTTTAGACATCCAAAATATTATAAAGAATTACGCAAGCGTAATAAATCTGACCGGGTCATTAGCGGAGCTGAAGCGACGGCTGAAGTGGAGCGTGCACCTGGTCAGGGCCTCAAGCGACAAGCTTCAAGCAGCAAGCAGCAAGCTAAACCAGAACCTAGTTCAGGTTCTCAAGCATCAAGCGACAAGCTGTAAAGGTCTTTACCATGATAAATGTATTCTTAGGATGACGTTTATGGAAGGCTATTTGGTGTGGTGAAAATCTAATTTTTTTACTCTTCGTTACCTTAAGTTCTAAAGTGCAAAAGTGCCCAGAAGTATTACAGACCAATAGATCAGGAGTCCCAAGTAAGCTGGAATTCTCCAGTCTAATAAGCGAAAACTCTTTAAAATTTCTTTTGATTTGTTGATAAAATTTTGCCTCTGGACCCATGTCGTTATTGAGGTAATTACCCCACGCATTATGCGCCCGGAGTACGCAATTTATCCGGCATAATTATATGATCGCTTTGTTGGGGTTTAAGAACCAATCTGTGAGAGTAATGGTTTTTATGTCTTCCATATATTAATTGAGTATTTTCGTACACTTCCATTTTTTTAATTTCTTGTAGTTGTCCATTTACTTCAACAAAGATAACAGCATCACTTATAGCATTTCCTTGCTTTGTTTCTGACTTGTCGCTTGCCGTAAAAGTAGATAGAAATTGTTGTAAATCTCTTACTCTCATTTGTTTTTTTCTGCAAGAAGTTTTTCAATTTCTTTTTTGTAAGTCTTATTGTTGTACTCAAGTTCAGATATAATCCTAATCTGCTCTACAAGTTTAGCACTTAACTCTTCAATAATTTTTTTAGACCCCTGCAGTAAATTATTTGTTTTAATCCAATCAGCTTCTTTTTGCTTCCATTCCCAAATTTCTTTTTTATGTTCTTCAATTAAATAGGGTAATGTTGAACCAATACTATCATCGTGTTTAATCTTGGCTTCATTCTCGTGACTCATATCTTCTCCATGTTCTTTCGAATTTATATATGTACGTTTGTCTTTCATACCTTGACTTTATAGGACGATTACCTTAAAAAGTCAATATGGGAGTCCCTAAAAGATTAACAGAAATGCAAAAAAGATTTGCCGAATTTTTAGTATTTGGTGGACCTGATGGACCACTATCTAAATCAGAGGCAGCAGAACTTGCAGGATATTCACCTAAGCGATCACGTGTAGAAGGTAGTGAGTTAACCAATCCTAGACTATCACCATTGGTGGTACAATACATAGGTAAATTACACGATGAAAGATTACAAAAACATGAAGTTAGTTATTCAAAACACATAGCTGAGCTAGATAGAATTAAACAGGCCGCTTTGAAGAAAGGTTCTTTTTCTTCTGCTGTAAATGCTGAGGTGAGCAGAGGTAAAGCAGCAGGACTATACATAGACCGGAAAATAATAAAGACGGGTAAGTTAGAAGATATGTCAGAGCAAGAATTAGAAGCCAAAATGAAACAAATACTCGACGACTACGCACCTCTTTTGAACGTAACACCTAATGAATCCGAGTTATCTTCTTCACACAAGAAGTTGGAAAAACAGATCGTTCCGAAAAGTGAATAGAGCCATCGGCTTCAACATCATAACCAGCAAAGATTCTTACCGTATCTTCATCTTTACTAAACAACCAACCCTCACTTACAGGTGTGGCTAGTTTCATATTCTTAAACTCAGTTTCAGAACCCCAACCGCCCTCAGTGATGATGTCAATCCAATCGATTCGTACACGTTTGTATGGAAACGGCACATCTTGTTTGACTGTCTTTGGTTTAGTGTAGCTGTTGATTCTTCGGGATTTTCTCTTCGATCTCATAAATGTATATGTATGTCAAAAGTTTTAAAAAAACAATGAAAATGAAAAGCCTCGCGTGCTGGCAAACCTAGATTTTGCCATAGGTAGACAAAATAATCTGTCACCTTAGACATAAAATGTCTACCTGACTGTCTACCCTAAAGTCATATATACCAACACTTCTAGACGAAAGTGACAGAATGACACTTTTTCTAGAGTAGTTTTTATTTTTTTTTTTATTTTTTTTACCATACATATACATTGTCATAATACCTACCTGTCTGCCTTATTTTCAACACAATATTTCCTCATTGCTGCCAACTTGTCCTCAGCTGCTGCAATCTTTTCTAATAACTTATCAACTTCTCCTGTAATGTCTGTGTGTTCTGGTATAACTAGATTATGTTCATCTAATGCACCTATTTTATATAGTGCGTCCTCTATTTCTGCTTCATATCTCTTTAGAAGCGTTCTAAATAACATTTTATTCATCTTTATCTTCCTCCATTGTTTCATTGCCATCTTCATCTTTGTATAATATCCATGACTTTTTACCATCATAGTAATATCCTGATATTTCTTTTTCTTTCTCACGCTCCATTTGTAAAATCCTCCGGTTTTATGTTTACTTTAGCTCTTTCTTTCTCATCATGTATCAATTCATTATACATGTTGATTCGTTTTAATGCCTTGTGCTTCCAGGCTCGAAGGCTTGCTCCTTCTGTTTTGAATTCTTGATAATATAGGTCAGGCGTGCAGACCATGATAACTCCTTGTTCAATTTTGCTTTTGTAAACGTAGTCATGGGCCATTGCGTACATTGCGATTTGCAAATAATAATCTTCGATCCATTCCTCTTTCTTCGGACGATTACTCTGTTTGAAGTCAACAATAGTTTCCATGCCATTATGTAAACAAACCAAATCTGTGCTACCTGCGTAAAGACCCGGATAATGAAGCATGACTTCAGAGCCGTAATATTCTTCCACAGGCGTAAGACCGATCTCAATAATTTTGTCGGCCATGGGACGCGCCTCCTGTCCGATTGCTGTAAGATCCACACAGCCAGTTCCGAGGATATGGTGCTCCAAGAATTTGTGCATGGCAGTTCCCCGCCTACTAGATAAATTCTTGATTCGCTCTGCTTCTTTTTCACCGACTTTCTCCTTCCAGTCTTTTAAAAATTGTTTATTTTTGGTGGCCCCTAATATCGTAGTCACACTAGGAAGTCTAGAATTATCTATGTCATAAACCCTGGTCCCTGATCCGGGGTCCGTGAGCTGTTTTCCTCGTATATATTTGTATTTATTATTAAATTTTATACCTTGCATCATGCGAATGTTATCCTCATATTCCTTTAAATCTTTTTCATCCATCATAGTTTGTGTTTCAATTCCTCTAGATACTCTTCCATTTCAACCTGTTCTTTTTTTCTATCATATATTTTTTTACTATCGATCACTTGAGATTTAAACTTAGAAGTCCTAACCTCTTTCGCAATAGGATTAGTTTTAAAAATTCTATCAAAATTTTTTTTATATAAATCGTTAGATGGTCTAGATCTACCATCATAAATTTTACCTTTTTCTTTTTTTCCCATCGCTCATCTTCTCCTTAATAATTTCTTCTACGATATTATCATATTTATCGTAATTTAGAATCGTTCTAATGTAATGTTGTTTAATCCTTTTTTTTGGTCTATTCTTTTTAAGAAAAAATTTATAAATTTTTTTTAACATTACTCTAAACTCATTGCTTTCTTATACTCGTTAAGATCTACAACTTTATCATTCATTACATATTTTCCATAATGATCAATGACTTGATTGATCTTAGGTAATTTAGTATGAGCCCAAGGCCAAATCAAACAACACACATAGTATGCATCTCTGAACGTACAACGCCAGCGCCATTGCATTAAATATTTGGTGCCGTCTTTTCGTTTACCCTTACGTGGTTTTTTAGTAAAGGTTCCAACGCCTAAGACTTCATGCACCCACATCAAAACAGATTTATCCGTCATAGTAATTTCCATACTAATGCGCATGCAATTATAAGTTCCAGATCGTTTCTTTTCTGGTGCTCTTTTAAAATGAATACTACCTTCACCATCAAAGAGCCCTGCAATATATGCCTTGTCAGTATCAGGAACCATTTTGTATAGCCATCCTAACTACCGTGGTCCATGGATTGTAATCAACTTTAGTGCAAGCTGTCAGAAGTACCATCATCAATCCAACCCATATCATCGATTTCATAGAATTCCCCTTCCGAGTCGCAATCCCAGCACTGATGTACCGTCTCACCAGACTCTGTCCCTACTTTTAAATAACCATTACCCTTACACGTTGGGCAAATGGTAATTGTAACTTTAGCTTTTTTTAATTTTTCCATTTAATTTCTTCGCTTTCTCATTCGCAATTGATTCAATGGTTTTACTAATTGATAACGTCGCATCGGGTAATAATATCTTCGACAATTGTATCAATGTCTTGTATGTTTCATGTGTAAGTGAAACGTTTCTATATTTAGTTATGTCAGTCATTGTGACTTTCCTTTCATTTAATTATGAGCATAATATAGGATATGTAGGAGATTTGTCAAGTATGAAAATTTTATTAAGTCTAATTATATGCTCACAAGTAGCAGGTACTTGTATGCCGCCCTATCCATGGCCAGATAGATTTGATTCACAATACGATTGTTTAATGTTTGGCTACGAAGAATCTATTAAAAAAATGAAAGAAATAGGACCAACAGAAGTTAATGAATATAACATGTTTATTAGGTTTACTTGTACTCCAGATAATTCTATTTGAAATTAAGGCAGAAATGTGGTATGGGACTTTCATCTCACCACAATAGCCTATCCTTATTTTTCCCTCTTTAGGATAGGTTTATTCATATCAATACAAAGTTTACCATTTAAATGATCCATTTCGTGTTGAATAACACGAGCAGGAAAATTATAAAAAGTTTTATAGTGTTCTTTTCCATGTTCA